ACCCGTTCCTGTGGCGTAGTTCTTAAATTTGCTGGTATCGACAATAAATCAGCCAGGTAGTCTCCGACAGCATCTTGTTTAACTAATGTCTGACCAACTGGACCTAGGGATTGAGATATCTGCATAAACGACATTACATCATTTACACGGTCCATATTCCCAGCCATAGCCAACGGTGAAGTCGGCAAAATCTGTACTTCCAAACCATTTATCTTCAATGGTAAATCTATCATCCCCATTTCATTCATTAACTCTAACGATCTTCGTACAATCGGGTTCATAGTTTCATTAATCAATCGCCCAAAAGCAGACCCTAGATTTTGTGATAATTCTTTCATTCGTTCTACAATTTCAGTAGCTGACCTGGCACTCATATTATCGGGTGGCAAACTTTCATCTAATAAAGTCTTTTTAATATTCGCCCGTAAATCGGATGATACTAATTGTGATAGTTGAGGGTCACCACTTCTTTGTAATGGTTGTAAACTTGGACCTCTAGGTCCACCATTTGATGAAACACTTACAACGGCTCCAGGTACAATGGAGACAGTTTCGGGGTTAAGGACACCATCATCGACAGCCGTAAAAACTCCCCCAATAGACAATGAAGCATTTTTAAGTGTTAACTCCGTTACTTTGTTCAATGTCTTAATATCTGGAAGAGCATACAATACAGGACCTCTACCGTATCGCTCATTACTAGCTTTCATATACCTGGAAACAATGAACGGAAAACTTTTTAAAGTTCTCGTTACTAATTTAAAATCTTCTTCCATAGTAGAAATGCAATAGTAAATAAACCCTTTATTTGTATAAGTCGCTTCTAACAGTTCAACTTTTTCTGTCGGGTCTTCTTGATATTTCTTCTTTAATTCATCTGGTATTTTCGCATCTGGAAACTCACGGTCCAATACATTAAAAGGTTTTTTTAATCTCCTATAAACCGTATCGACATTACCGTTGGGTCCTTCTTCAAAACAAATTTGATAACTCGGTATGGCTTCATAGCGTATCGGGGTTTCAGTATCCCCAGGCTGTATCAGCATAACAGAAGTTCCAACAGCTAAGTCTAAAAGAAATTCACCCATAGCCAAGTCAAATCCAGATTGTCTCATAATGGAAAACATCTTGGTGGAATAGAAATCCAGGGCTTGTTGTGCTTCTATTTTTCTGTCGGCTGGTATTTCTTCACCAGGTAATAATCGACACCATTCCCTCTGTGGTGGAAACAATGATGATTGTAGACGGTTCGCAAACCGTGCCGTTGAATGAATAGCTGTACTGTCAAAGACACGCTTCATTTTATTTTGACCTGGCACATTGCTCTCAGCGTAACCATCGTAAAGATTTCGCATAGGCAAAGCAAACTCATAGGCTTCTTCGTAAATCGCTCTCCAATGATCCTTATGGGCTTCTGCTTGTTTAAAGCGTTTCTTTATTTCGGTTAAGGATAATTCAGCCATATCTTTTCTTTTTCTTTTTCTTTGTTTTAGTCGGCATTGCTATCCTCTCCTTTATGTACGGGTTGTGTAAATTTTGGATTTCTACGCCAAACTTTGTCTGGTTTTTTTTCAACAAATTCATAAACAATAACTTCTTCTTCTTCCTCTTTTTCTTCTTCAGCCATTAAGCAATGTTCCTTGGATTACGACCAGATACGCCTAGTGTTGTTTTTGGTGGCTCCAGGTAATCGGGTCTAGCTTGACCACCAGCCATCATCATTCCCGACATTCCACCCTTTGCTCTAGACTTTCTTCTGCTTTGAGTAACTTTTGTCTCCTGTAATTCGTCAGCCTTGACCTGGTTTTCTTTAGCCGTCAAAGTATCAGTTACTGCTTTAGGTGGTGGTGGTGGTGGTTTTGGTCTGGAGAATAACGATCCCATTAAAAATACCTCGCATACATATAATGATCCAATCCATCTGGACCATATTGTTTTAAAATTCCTTCCCGATTAAAATAACACCGTTCAGCCCAAGTTACAGCCCGAACATTTAGGGAATGAACCGTGAACTGTAGTCTTTTTAGGCTATTTTTCTGTGCATAATGCTCAAAAAATCGGAGTGAAGCACGGTGCAAAGAAATAGTTTTTCTGTTAATATGTCGGCTCGGCATCAGCCAGGCTTCGGCTACGCCTTTCCATAATGGGAATACTCCAAAAAAAGCATAAAACATATCGTCACCGATAGCCGTATAAGCGACACCGTAGTCAGCAAAAGCCATCATATAGTTTTTATAATCCTCAAACTGTGTTAAAACTTTGTAGTCGTGGTCATTGAGTTCTATTCGGTCCAGGTGTGATATATGAAACGGGATAATCCGATGCCTGGGCGTATCCATACGCATAACTTTATTTAGCTCATCAAGAGAAAACATCAAAATCCAGGACCTTCGCAGTTGAATTGCCATATTCAGAACGAGGTCTGACGGTCATACGTTTATGTTCGCCCCCACCTAGAAGACAGTAACCGACAGCATCCCCAACGTGGGAGTGTTCATTTTTATTAGGGCTATCTTTAAATCGCTCTTGCCCAGCACCAATCGCAACACGCTTAAAATGATATCCACCAGCCAGGCTTTTTCTTAATCTTTGGCATTTACGATTAACCATAAAACCAGGTTTGCCATCAATTAAACGACCCATAGGAATAGCCACAGCTTCACGCCTGGTCCTAAAATCATTCGTAGCAGTAGGTCGGGCTAATAATCCGTGTGTCTTTAAATGGTCAAATGCTGTCGTTTCAAATATCTGGTCTCTCTGCATACCAGCTGGATCGCCCCACATATTGACTTCAAAGCCAGGGAACCTCATCTCCAGTTCGCTTTTAAGAACAGAGCAGAAGCGTTCCAGACCGATATCAAACGTCACAACTTCGTGCAGTATATGCCAACGACCATTCGGCATTTTCTGGGCAAAAACTCCAGCTGGGGTCAGCCCAAAGTCTAAGCCGATATTAATGGGAATATTCGGAACAGGCTCCAGGTCAGCCGACATCGTGGTGTCATCATACTCTTTCCAAACGGGTCTACCTTCCTGGACATAGGTGTATTTCCCCTCGGCGTAGCATCTGATCCAATCCAGGTTCTTTCCACCCAATAACTGCACATAATAGCCTTCGGGTAGATTGTTTATGTTCTCAGCCTTCTCATTAACTTTCCACCATCTACCAGCCTGGGAAATATATCCTTGAGCTTCGGGCATATCATCGGGTACATTTTCGGGTTTAACTTCCAGGACACCACCAGCTTGATTAAAAAATTCCCATTTAAACTTCCCCCTGGGCGTTTCTTTTTCTGCCAGGCGATACCAATAATGGTCATCATCACAGGGGTTCGTGTCCATTATAATTCCGTGCCAGGTTGGACCAGCATCGGATTTCGTAGGGTATCTGCCGACACGGTGCGTTAATCCATCGACTATGCTTTTAGGCAACTCCCTCGCTTCATTGATCCAGGCTCCCGTCAATTCTAATGACAGCAATTTCCTAACATCCTTGGGCTGATCTAACGCTAAAAAAATAACCTCACAATCAATACCAGAAGCATCGCCCCTGGGTGGCAGTTTCAGATGATGGGTAATCGGTGGAGCGTGTCGGACATTACCCCAGATATGTTCGGGCAACAACTCCATCCAGGTCTTTAAGGTCGTGGTCCTTAACATAGGATAAGAGTTTCTTACGATAACAAATCGGCTGTATCTGATCCCGTCACGGGGAGAAGGCTTCTGCTGGACAGCCCGTCTGAATATCTCAGCACAACAGGCGTAACTCTTTCCACTACCCACAGGACCCATAATCCCTCGGACAAAAGCATTGCTCCTTAAAAACTTCGCTACGACAGGAGACTTAGAAAAATCCAGCTTTAATCCAGAAGGTACTTCATCACTCATCTTTTATCTCCCTGGTCCGATAAACTAAAACAAAGCTATTACATTGAGGACAGGACAAGTTCGTAACAAGGTCATACTCCTCATTCTCATCTTCTTCCAGGTCTTGTTCTCCACCTAAGATGAGTTCTTTTAGGCAATGTAAACACTTCATTTCTTCTTCTCCAGTTCACTAGGCATCACCATCGTGATATCCACCACGGCTGGTTTCTCACTATCTTTTTCCTGGTCCAGTAATCCAGCAGACTTCGATAAAATCTGTAACACACGGACCTTATCAATCATCTCGACTTCGATTTGGTCACCCGACCTCGTAGGCGTAACCTTGATCTTTTTAATTGCCTGTAACGCTGACGGTGGGATGTCTTTAATTTCCTTGATGCTGACATTGTTATCACTCCATTCCAAAACATCGGTTATATTGGCTCCAGCTAACATCAGTAACTGCTCGGCTAACTGATCGCGATTATCATAAATAATACTTGAACCCTTTAACCGTTTCGTTACCTCTCCAACTGCTGGAAAGCGTTTATTAACTCTGGGCATTAACTCCAGCCTTCTACCTTCGGCTTATCCATCGGTTTGCTTTCAAAGACCTGGAGCCAGATATCACCATCCTTATTGGGCAAGGGAAGGGCATTGAGCTTGATGGAGC